GTAAGGGTCTAGTAGATGCCTTCTCGATCCTAGCGACCGATACGGGAAGCATCACAGAACTGACAGAAGCAATGAACAGCTTCGCAGAAGGCACAGCGACAGCCTTCCGTAACGTCGCCATCCTAGTCAGTAACCTCGATAAGTCTATGCAGGCTGCTTTTGGACTTGTCGGAGCCCTTGATAAAATTACAGGCAGTAACTTCGTCAAGATATTTGGCGGTGCCATTGGCTTACTTTCTACACAGGGCGGCGGTGCATTCAGTAGTTTTAGCGGCCCCGGCATGGGCGGATATCCTAGCTCTGCACTCGGCCCCGGCTACGTAGATCCTAATCAAGCTAAGCGCGATAAGTCCGAGCAGGAAGCGGCCAAGCGTAATAAAGAAATCTTAGCTTTACAGAAGAAAACCTTAGACACCCAGAAGAAGGCTAACGCTCTTACCAAGGCCGCTAAGACTATCGATCTGGATCGTATCAGCATGACTGCCGCCCTTCGTGGCAAGATCAGCGAGACCGATCGCCTATCGCTTAATCTTCAGCTAGCCTTGCTAGATAAGAATGAAGCGCAGGCTAATAAACTATCAGCAGAACTTGAAGCGGCAACCAAGCGCCAGAACGCTCTTAACGCAGCTCTGTTGGCTACCCCAGAAGCGCCGAACCCTTATCGTAATTGGAAAGTGCCTACTTTAGATTTCGGTGGCAATCTTCTCGGATCAGTCGTACCAAATTTTGTGCCACCTAGTTATGCAATGCCACCTACCTTTGGGCAACAGGGAGGCCTACCTGCGGGCGTAGTGGCTGGCGTCAATCCTGAGCCAGTAGTAAACGTCATAGTCACACTCGATAGCGGAGTAGTGACTAACGCTGTTTCTGAAGTACAAACTAATAACAATCTTTCAGGATCATTCACTTCTGTCGGCGGTCGAGGCGCGAACACAGCGAGATTTACCTAATGACGCTTCCTGCAACGATCTCGGTCTCCTTTGACTTTAGCCAAGGCGCTACGTTCGGATTTCCCTTTACTATCGGTGATCCAGTTAACGGCGTTATCGGTGTATCTCAATTCGCATCAAGTGAAGTACCTGAGCCCGTAATCGATCTCAGTCCACAGACTCGGCAGATTACTATTAGGCGCGGGCGCAATATCATGCGAGACACCTACGAATCTGGATCTTGCACAGTCCGAGTTATTGATGAGAACGGCGACTTTAACCCTCAGAATCCAGCCAGCCCTTACTTTGGGTTTCTAACTCCTCTTCGTAAGATCCGAGTAGCAGCTACTACTAACACTACTCAGGCCTTTCTCTTCTCTGGCTATGTCACGGACTATAAGTACACCTACCCACAGGGGCAAGAATTAGGTTATGTCGATATTACTTGCTCGGATGCATTCCGCTTATTTGCCATGGCTAACGTCTCAACGATTGCCGATTCAGGTAGTGGGCAGACTACAGGCACACGCATAGATAAGATTCTTGATGAGGTAGACTTTCCGTCTAGTATGCGCTTCATTGACGCAGGATCTACGACAGTCCAGGCAGACCCAGCCACTACTCGTACAAGCCTTTCAGCAATTCAGGTAGCAGAGTTTACAGAGCAGGGTGCATTCTTCGTCCGAGCAGATGGAGAAGTAGAATTTAAGGATCGTGCGAATGTAGTGGGCTCTCTAGCCCCAGCACCGATTGAATTTAATCAGACTACAGGGATCCCATATTCTGATCTTCGCTTCGCCTTCGATGACAAGCTCATCATCAACAGCGCTACTATGAAGCGAGTCGGTGGAACTACAGTCACCGCTAATAACTCCGATTCGATCGCTAAGTACTTTCCTCATGGCATGAACGTCGAGAACTTGATCGCCCAGACCGATGCTCAGGTGCAGGATATCGCTGACATCTATGTCGCTACTCGTGCAGAGACTACGATCCGCATCGATGCCATGACTGTCGATCTACTCGATCCTAACGTGCCTACAGATACGATGATCGGGCTTGAGTACTTTGATAACCTTGAGATCACTAACGTCCAGCCTGATTCGAGTACAATCGTCAAGACCTTACAAGCGCAGGGATTGGCGTGGGATATAACCCCTAATAGCATGAAGGTTACAGTAACAACACTTGAGCCTATAGTAGAAGGATTCATCATAGGATCCTCGACTTACGGTATAATCGGACAATCCATAATGGGATACTAGGAGAAAACAATGGCTACAGGCTTTCCAGCGACTACAGGCGACATCTTTACGGCGGCAGACTATAACGGCCTAGTAACCTTTGATGTCATTGCCGATAAGACCGACGACTACACAGTCGCTATTGTGGACTCCTATCAAGTCCTAGTGTCTATGAACAAGGGAACAGCCGTAGCGCTTAAGATCCCTACCAACGCTACAGCGGCTATTCCTGTCGGATCTGTTATAACTATTCTTAACAAAGGCGCTGGGCTCTGCACCATCTCGGCAGTTACTTCTGGCACTACTACAGTTCTCTCGGCTGGCTCAGTTCCAGCCTCTCCAACACTTGGACAAAATAAGACAGCGGCGTGCATCAAGACTGGCACGGATACTTGGTACATCGTAGGAGCCATTGCGTAATGCTTAATAATATTGTAGGCATCTATGGCCTAGGAGTTGCACCTAACTTTTCTTGCAATTATCTAGTAATTGCAGGCGGCGCGGGTGGCGGTGGATTCTTCGGTGGTGGTGGCGGTGCAGGTGGCTATCGATGTTCTATAACAGGAGAATCTTCAGGTGGCGGTGGTTCTGCAGAATCTTCTTTAACTTTGCTTCTATCCACGAATTACTCGGTAACAGTCGGTGCAGGCGGCGCAGCAGGTGCTGGTACTACTAGCAACACTTCCATAGGTACTAATGGATCGGATTCTATTTTCTCTACCATAACCTCTACAGGTGGCGGTGGCGGAGCTGGATTTAACGGCGCATCTTCTGGAAGCAATGGCAAGACTGGCGGTTCAGGTGGCGGTGCAGATGTCTATGCTGGTGCTAGCGGTACGGCGGGATCAGGAACAGCGAATCAAGGTTACGCTGGTGGCACATCTTTACAAACAGGTGGCGCTACGAGTTCAGGTGGCGGTGGCGGAGCTGGTGCAGTCGGAGTGACTGGAACTTCTGGACAGGGCGGCGCTGGTGGCGCTGGCGTTGCATCATCTATAACAGGTTCAAGTGTTACACGTGGCGGTGGTGGTGGCGGTGGCGTTTATGCCTCAGGCACATCTGGGGCAGGCGGTTCAGGCGGTGGTGGCGCAGGTGGCGCTACAAGTGCATCTTCTACTACTGGCTCAGCGGGAACCGAAAACACAGGTGGCGGTGGCGGTGGTGCTAGACACATTGAAGGATCAAACGTAACCGCAGGCGGTGCTGGCGGTTCAGGAGTAGTTATTTTAAGATACCCAGATACTTTAACAATCACTATCGGCGCTGGATTGACAGGTACGACCTCATCTCCGTCAGGTGGATTTAAGAGGACAACAATTACCGCTGGTACTGGTAACGTAAGCTGGGCGGCATAATGGCACACTACGCATTCTTAGATGATTCCAATATCGTCACAGAAGTTATTACTGGCATTGACGAAACAGAACTAATCGAAGGCTTAGACACTGAAACTTGGTACAGCAATTTTAGAGGGCAAGTCTGCAAGCGAACAAGCTATAACGGCAATATAAGATTTAACTATGCAGGAATTGGATTTACTTACGATCCAATCGATGATGCATTCATTGCACCTATGCCTGAGTGCGGTCATGAAGAATTATTACTAAACGATCTTAAGCAATGGGAGTGCGCGAATGAAGCCCATACTCTGTAAGGCTGGGCAACAGTTACGCGAGCAATTCGATGACACCTTCCCAGATCGTGATAGGCGTTCCGATGGCTGGATCGGCGATCTCCGTCATTCAGCGCGTCCTAGTGATCACAACCCTGATCCAGCGACAGGGGTGGTTCGCGCCATCGATGTCGATCGAGATGTACATAAGTCAGGCAAGCCCGACCTCATGCCCGATATTGCAGATCAGCTTCGACTCGCCGCCAAAGCAGGCGAGAAGCGAATCTCATACATCATCTTCGCAGGACGAATTGCATCGTCTCGCATGGGCTGGCGCTGGCGCAAGTATTCTGGATCTAATCCACATAACGCGCATTGCCATATCTCTTTCTCTAAACAAGGCGATCAAGACGGCTCTTTCTTTAATATCCCGTTACTAGGAGGCAAATAATGGAACAGGCAAAATCACTCGCAGCATCATGGGCTCGCTCATTCTTAGCCGCTGCTCTAGCGCTATACATGGCAGGAGTGCAGGATCCTAAGACTTTGGCGATGGCCGGGGTAGCAGCTGTAGCCCCAGTAATCCTGCGATGGCTCAACCCATCGGACGCATCCTTTGGCGTGACGAAAGAATGAGTCAAGAAAACTTCTTCACTCTTTACTTTGCAAGCCTTGCAGTAATCGGTGGCCTTGCAGGTTATGTCATCACGCATCTACTGTCTGAAATTAAGCGACTAAACTCGCGTGTCGATGAGATCTACAACATACTCTTAGAGCGATAATTTTTACATGGCTAAGAAGAAGGTAATCGATCTAGATACTTATTCACAGTTAGACGCGTGGGCTATTAGCCTGCATGAGATGTATCGCGCATTGCGCCGGGCTGGCTTTGCCATTGATATCTGTCTAGCAATTATCTCTGATCGAGATGCTTACCCTGATTGGATCTTGCCATCGATCCCCGACCGAGTGGATCGCCTACCCTATGAGGATGACGAAGAGGACTAATGAAGCGCATAGTCATAGTGAGCGACCTACAGGTTCCGTTCCACGATAGACACGCAGTTAAGAATCTAGCCAGTTTTATCAGTAAGTTCAAGCCGCACGAAGTAGTAACGATAGGGGATGAGATTGACTTCAACACCATCTCGAAATGGTCAGAAGGCACACCCGAAGCCTATGAGCAGACGCTTGGAGATGATCGCGATGAGGCTGTTCAAGTACTTTACGATCTACAGG